ACACCCGCGCCAGTCGCGCCCGTCAAACCTCCCGCGCCGCTCGCGCCGGTCGGGCCGGTCGCGCCAGTTGCGCCCTTGATGTTGCCGACCAAGACCCAACCGGGAATTCCTTGCTGTTGATAAATATCGCCAGTCGCGGTGTCGAGATAAAGATCGTCGATCAATCCGGCCGGGCTTGCGGGAGGCGCGCCAATGCCTTCGGACCATTCCGATCCCCGGCCAGCCGGACCCGAGACACCACTCGCGCCGGTCGCGCCGGTCGCGCCGGTCACACCCGCGCCGGTCGCGCCGATAGGACCTGTCGCGCCGATAGGACCTGTCGCGCCGATAGGACCTGTCGCACCCGTAACGCCCGCGCCAGTTGCGCCCGCCGGTCCCGTCGCGCCGTCAGGGCCAGTCGCGCCGATAGGTCCAGTCGCGCCGGTCAACCCGGTAGCACCGGTCGCCCCATCGGGGCCGGTTGCGCCGGTATCGCCCGGTAATCCAGTCGCGCCAACCGGGCCGGTCACACCCTCGGGACCAGTCGCGCCAATCGGGCCGCCGGGCGGACCACTCGCCCCCGGAGGTCCAGACGAGCCGATCATGCCCGCGTTCCACGTCTCGTTCCCGTAGTAGAGAATTTGACCGACGCCCAACGAGCCGCCCCATAGAACGCGCTGCGTTGCGCCGTCCACATAGAACACGGTGATGGTGTGCGGGATGCTGTCGTTGTTGAAAATGGAAAGTTGTTTCACGCGGCGCTTGATCGTATCCGCCGGAGATGCGACGAGCGTGACCGCATTCGTGCCGTCCGTTACCGCGTCCGTCGAAACATCGTTGAACCGCGAAGTCGTGCTGAATCCGCCGCCAGTTGCACCGGTCGCGAACGTACCGACACCATCAGAGAAGGCCGCGAGCATATCGCAGTCAGCGGTGTCCTTCGCTTCGCCGAGCACAACTACGATTGATTTGTTGATCGTATCGAGATACATCGTCAGTCCCCCTCGATCACCAGCGGGACGACGACAGTGCCACCGTCATCGCCTTTGTCGCCCTTGCGGCCCTTGATGACGTACACTTTGACATCCGGCTTCGGTCCCGGCGGCCGGAGATCGCCGAGCTTGACGCCAGCTTCTTTCATGCGGCGTTGCGCGACCGCAATGCCAAACTTCTTGACGAAGGCACCTTGATCGGTGAGATTCCAGCTAGCGGCCAGCCATGGGTTTGCAGTAACATCCACGGGGAAAAGTCCCTCTTGAATAGGAAAAGGCCGCCCCGTTCATAGCACGGGGCGGCCCTGTCTCCAACAGGTTGAATACGCGCCTACGCGGCGGCGCGTTTCGTCGGGTGCGTCGCACCGAGCTTGCTGTTGACAGCCTTTGCCATCTCAGCGGCTTTCGCCTCACCGTGCTGCGTGACCATCTGGCCCTGCCGGGTGAGATTCCAGCCTTCTTCGCTCCACGGATTTTCCGCGCGAGTAACAGTGCCGCCACGGCCGCCCTGCGATCCGCCGCCAACAGACGGCGGCCACCAATGCGGACGCTTCTCTTGCATGTCCTTGAACCATTCCTTCGGTTCGAGGCCCGGCGTTACACCGGGAACGTTGTCCTTGGTGAGCACGCGGCCGTCTTCGACCACTTCAAAGACGCTCCGGCCGTTCAACACGGCGTCATCGACGGCCGTGGGAATGACCTTCGAGGCCGCCGCCGCGTCGCGGATGGCAGTCGAAACTTTGCCTTCCGTGATGCTGCCTTTCAACGTGCCGATTTCGCCGTCACGCTCTTTGACGACGCCGCGAGCAGCGTCGAGATCGCGCTGCAATTGCGTCTTCTCACGTTCGAGCGGGCCGACCTTACGAGCGAGGCGCGCTTCGATGATCGGTTCGAGCTTGGCCTCGTCGAGACCATGACCATCGCCGAGAGCTTCGAGTTGTGCCTTCACCGAGATCAATTCCTCGGCCTGCTCGGCGATCTTGGTCGGATCGAGATCGCCGAAGCCGTTGAGCTTTTCCTTGGCGACTTTGTGATCCGATTTTTCCTTGCGGAGAGCTTCCGCGATCCGGTCGATGTCGCCTTGGGTCTTGATACCCTCGACGCCGGTCAACTCGAACTTGCCGTTCTTCTCGGTATACAAATCCGCGAAGCCTTCGGGGATTTCTTCCACGGCATCATAGATGGTCTTGAGTTTCATCGTAGTCTTCTCCTGCATTCCTCGCGCGCACATGCGAACGAGTTGACGCTCATGCGTCAGAAATTTAATCAAAATCAGCGGAGCCGGGGCCGCGATACATTCCTCGATCCGGCGGCGCAACTTCAACCGGCGCTTTCTTGATCGGCGACGGCTTCTGAATGGGGACTGGCTCCAACTTGGGAGCCGGGACCTGCTTCGGCGGCACCGTCACGCTCAGAGACGGCACGTTAATCGGTGACGGCGGAGACGACGGCCAGAAAAGATACATGAGACCGATAAACACGACGGCCGCGCACACCCATAGAAATTTAGTCATCGGAATTGTCCTCTTGCTGAGTTTTGGTTTCGCGGGCCGCAGCCTTGGCAAGCTGGATTATGCGTCGCCGGGTGATCTCTGTGGCACCGTCAACACCGTGAAGCTTCATGCTGCCGACCACCTTGCGGGCGATCTCGGTGTTGTCGAGGCCGCCTAGTAGACCCGTTCGTATAGCCGTGTCAATACGCGTGAGATCGGTCGTGGCCATGTGGGAAGCCCATTGCGCCAACGTCTTGCCGTGAATGATACGGCCGCGAGTTTTCGACGGCGGACGCACCGACTGTTGTTGAGACATTCGGTGCTTGTTCCAAGCCTCGGCTTCGGCCGCGCCCGCGTCGATAACTTTTACCTTGGCCTTCATTGTCGGCCCTCGTTCCATGTCCAGTCCGGCATCAGGCCGATTTTCTGCGGCGCGTAATGCGTATCTCCGGCCGTCGCGGTGCGATTGAACACGCCGTACGGCCCGTAGTTGACCCACGAGTTCTGACCACGCGTTTCGGAGGTCATCGCGCCGCGAGCTAAGTCAGAGAACATTGCGGCGTGCGAGCGCCACGCGTTTTCCTCCCCCTCGGCGCGGAAGCCATTGCCTTCCTTCATGTGCCCGAATTGATCGTGGACGATTCGGAAAATATCGTTGACGCTGGCACGACGACCATCGACCATTTCGTTGGTCATGCGCAGCATCGGGTTATCTTTGAGCGCCGCTGCCGCCTCCGGACCGCTGCCGAAACCTTGATCGGTGGGGAATCCCCACCAATGATTATGCAAACTCACGTCCATCGCTGCGCGTCGCGGGCTATCCGCGTAAGGGTCTTTCTGTCCGGGCTTGATCCATTCCACTTTGAGGCCGGTCGCTTTGAGCGCCTGCCACTGCGCGAGAACTTCTTTCGCGAGCGCATCATACGACGCTTTCACTTTCGGATCGCTCGGGTCGTGTTTCATATCCTCGAACGATTGCGCGATCTTGGCGGCGCGCTCTTTGTCGAGCTTCTCATAGACGGTCGGCGGATTGTACGGGAGCCCGGCCTCTTTCATGTACTCGCGCGCGGCTTGACGCAGCCGCGCATTCGGCCCCGGCACGTAGAATTCGTTGCCGAGCTTAATCGGCTTCTGCGGCAATCCTTCGAGCGGCTTCTCGCCGCCAGCGGTTTCTTTCGCCGCTTCGGTAGCTGAGCCCTCGCTCCCCGATCCGGCCGTCCATTGGCCGTGGTAGTCGCGTGCCTCAGTGGGATCGTACGTCATTGCAGATTGTCCCGGATGTGGCGGAAGGCTTGCTTGATCGCTTCGGTCCGAATGACCGTGATCTTTTTCATGACCCCGGCGGTTGCGGTCATGGCCTCACCCACGCGGAGATGCTTCGCCCCGGCGATATCCGCGAACTCACGCTCGATGGTATCCCGAACCACGATCTCAGACTTGTCGAGGATCGCGATTGCGGTATTCCAGATGTGAACCGGGTGTGTTGCTTTCGGTTTGGGGACCATGACCGATCACGTCTGCGCTGACGCGCCCTTCTTGCCGACCTTGCGCTTAAGCGGCACGGGCGAGCCGCGCACGTGCGGCGTGACGGGGACGTTCTTGGCCGGAGGGGCGAGCGACGCCGGAGCCGCAGGCGGTGTGGTGCCGCCATCGGCGGGTGGCGAGCCGTCCGGCGGAGCACCATCGTCGAGGAACGAATCATCGGTCTGCATCTGCGGGCCGACCATCTGACCGATCAACGTGATGGCTTCTTCCTCGATCTGAATGTTTTCCTGATCGAAGTCCATCTCGGTCATGTCGTTCAACCGCATCATACGGTGGAGCGACTTCAAGCTCAGCGGCAGACCAAGTTGCTTGGCCTGCATGAAGGCGAGCAGCGCGGCACCCGCGACCGTGGTGTCCGCGAAATCGGTGGTCGGCTCGACATGCACTTCATCGGGATCGGCACCGACCCAGATAGCGCATTGTTTGAGCGCGGCTTCGAGACCAGCACCGGCCGACTGTGCCACGGCCGAGACCGTGGTCGTGCGGGCGGCGACGCGGACACGCAAAGCCTCGCCGCTTTCGCCGCGAGCGTTGCCGACATCCATGAAAGCGACGCCCATGAGCGCCGCGTTGTCCTGATCGGTACGCAACGATTGCCGCATCTCACCGAGCCCCGCCGCCGAGACGCCGATATATTTCGCGTCGCCACCGAGCTTCAAATCGATCAGACCTTTCGCACCGACGCGGAGTTCGGTTTCGGAATCGCCAGCTTGGCCGCCAATGATGACGAGCGTGTTTTGACCCTGCATGAACAGAGTTTGCCGATAGTCGGCCTCGCCACGATAAATCGCGAGAGCCAAGTTGCTCAGACCGAGCAACGGCGGAAGCTCCGGCTCCGGAACCAGATCGTTCGCCCCGATGAAAAAGAACGGCACCGCGTCGAGCGTGCGCCCGCCGATTTGCGGCTGCTTGAATTGGTCCGCCGTAGGCATCGACATATCGTCTACTTTGACGCACACCGAAAACTTGTCGCCGCCTGCCGGACGGCTATCACCGTCAAGTAGCGACTTGGGAAGGCCGCGCGTCAGAATGCGGTACTTGCGTTCTGTCTTCCACGTGAAATTTTCACGCCGGTTGCCGCTCTCGTCGAGCACGACAAGATCGAGTTGGTTCATGCCTTCGTCTTCGACCCCGGCATCCCAGTTTATGATCCGTTCGGCTTCGTAAAACGAAAGATACGGAATTGCCTTATCGACATCGACGCCGGTCGGCGCATCTGCGAGCAGACCGCAACGGCCTTTGACAAGTTGCTGTTCATTGACCCGGCGAAGCAACATCTGCAAGCTCTCGCCTTGGATCGTGGCGCGCTTGAACATCGGTTCAAGCTTCTTCGGCAGCGTGATCGTCGCGGGCTTGATGTGCATCATGCCGACCATGGCCTTGACCGCATCCTTCACCACGTCATGATAGTGAGCGCGCACGAGATAGGATTGATAATCCTTCCAGCCGGGCGCGGACGGCGTAGCCAAGCCGTCTTGGATCATGGCCTCGGTCGCGGGAAGGTAGTCGGTGCGCTTTCGCTTGACGGCTCGCTCACCTTCATAGGTGTCGGCCATCTGTATCCATTCGGGCAACCGCTCTATAAATTGCGGGTGTTTGTCATCGATTCCCATGGCCATGCCCTCTGTAAGCGGCGCGCTGTAATAGGCGCTCGCGGGGTTGATCGCAACCTGTCATTACACCACTTGCCTACGGCCAGTGCCGATAGTCCGCGTCTCGTAGCGCAAACGATACCGGGTCTCGTCGCCGTTATGATCCTCGGCCTCGTCGTTCACGTCGTCCAATTTCACGTCGTCACGCGGCAAAACCGGCACGCATCGCAGCCATTGGACGCAATCTGTCGAGATAAAGAGGCCGGGGATTTCCCGATAGCCGTTCGGCGGGCGCTTGGTCGCCTTCATGCGCTTGCGCATCTGTTCCCATCCCTGCTCGCGCGAGCCGGGGCCTTTATCCGCGCGCTCCCACTCGATACCGTGATGGTGGACGCCCTTGTAGAGCACCTTCTTCTCGAAGTCGGTCGCGATGCAGACGCCGTTGTTCTCGTCGAAAATCTGCGTGTCGGCCGGGCCGCGCTTGACGCGACACTTCGAGCCGTCCTCGGCACGCCAGCCCCACTCGATCTCGCGTTGGACTATGCCGCGCGCTATGTCGGCGACGAGCATCCGTGAGCCTTCATTCGGTTGACCGCGCCAGCCGTACCATTCCTTGACGCGGAACAGATCGCCACGCACGGTCGCGCGCACACTGCCGTCCGGGAAGACGAGATCGGTGCCGTCACTCTCGGCGTACCAGCCGAGACTGAAAGGCTTCGAGCTACCGTGATCGTATGCGCGCGTGATCGTCCACGTCGGTGGCACTTCAAACGGTTGCACGACAATCGCATCGCGATAAGCGTACCAGATATCATCGAACATGCCGCCCGCGACGATATCCCACGAGCCGTCAAGCCATGCGTGAAGTTCGCTCTCGTTGCGCGCGGCTGCGCGAATGCGGTTCTTGTACTCGGGATCGGAGTGCAAGAGCAACTGATTTTCGTCGAGATGGCCGTGGATCGCGCGGCGCGGTGGCTCTCGGTTGCCTTGGTCGTCGAAACTGTCGATGATCCTCGGGCCTATGATATAGCCCGGCGGCACCGGCAAGCGCCAGCGCGTCTTGACCCAATTGTGCCCGACGCCGTAAGGGTTCGTTGTCGAGCGCACCTTGCGCGGCATACCGGGAATCGTCGAACGCGAGCACGAGAACATCACCTTGTAGCAATCGGCATTAGGCCACGTCGTCAATTCTTCCCAACCGATCCACGGGTACGCATGGCCGTGATAGTCGCTGTACTGCGAGGGCGAGTTGAAATGCGAGAAGTATAGCCGCTCGCCGCTCTCCCATTCCCAAAAGAATTTGATCTCATTGTAGAATGCGCCGGGCCAGATGCGCTTGATCCACTTCTTGCTCTTTTCCACAACGTCGCGAAGTTGTGGATGGGTCTGCCGAAACAGAACGCCTTTCCATTCCGCGCCGAAATTCTGGCCGACGTGTTGACAGAAATCCATGATAAGCGCGTCGGTCTTGCCGGGACCGCGTGTCCCTTCATACAAGACCTCCATCTCGGTCGCTGCGAGGAACGCGACTTGTGAGCCGGGCTGCGGAGCCCACGCGACGTTCTTGATCTCTTGCCCGTTGTAGTCGAGCACGACGGGGACGTACTCGCCTCGGATCAAACGATATTTCGTAGCGGGAAGCCAAAGCATGTCTATGCCGCCGGATCATCGTCGGCTTCGACTTCTTCAAACTCGACATCCTGAATGTCTTGTTTGCCGCCGAATTGTTTCTCGAATTCCTCGGCTGTCTGTTTCGCGCCGAGAACGAGCACGCCGCCGCGCAAGGTGACATCGACCTTCGAGTGATCGCCATAAACGTCACGACGATGCGATTTGAGCATGAACCGGATCATGTCCATGTCTTGCATCGGGATTGATTCTGGGATCGGCTTGCCGTTCTCGTCTTCGAGGAAGTAGCCACGATCTTCCGGCTGTAGCCCGAGCGCAGTTGCAAGCGGGTCTATTTTATAAACCACGCGGCCTTTATACGTCAGAATTTCTTGCTTCTCGCCGCGCGCAACGAGATGGGCCTCGCGCTCGATCATATCCATGCCGTCTTTGAACGCCGCATAGTACGCTTCGTGAAACCGGGTTTTACGTGGGGTCTCTCCGTCGTCCTCGGTGTCGCCGAGATCAACATCGAAGCCATCGCCGGGACGGCCCTTTTCGCTCTTGGCGAGCCAGTATTCGAGGGAAGTGCGCGAGATCGCAGCGCGCCGACAAATATCGGCGACGACGGGCATCTCTGCGGCGAATTTGAGGATGGCAAGCAGACGCTCGGGCGAGTTCTTGCGGCCGACAAGCTGTCTATTGCGGTTAAGAAAAATCTCACGGCTCATGCCGGTATTCCTTTAGTCAGCGCCAACTCATGTCGGCGTGCGCGGCCATCCGCGCAGGGTAGTCGGGGACTTAGATTTGTCAGACCTTGGCGGACGGCTTGGGGCCGCTCATGCCGAAGGTGTTCGCGATACCGGACTTGCCGACATCGCGCGTCTGCGATTTGTCGGTCGGCAGAACGGTGGCGGGCAGGAAGCCGGACTTGCCGCACGCGGCGTCATCCTCCGGCGTGCAACTCGACGCGCCGGGAAAACCGTTCTGGCCGTAACCGTTGTTGGCGGGCAGTTTTGAAGCAGTGTAGTCGGTAGCCATGAAAGCCTCCGTGGAATTTCAGACGTGCGAAATTAGCCCGGAAGCTTCGCCCCGAGCACCGCCTCGTCGAGCACGCGACCGCCGATGGCGTTGTCCACACCGTCGCCGTCGCCATCGGTCATGCCCCACGCGGCGGCGAGTGAGCCGCCTTGCTTTTTCAGAAGCTTGTCTCGGGGTTCCGGGTCGAGTGGATTGGGCGAGGACGCGTCGGGACCGGAGCCGTTCGCGCCGGGCGAAACGCCCGACATCGAAGTCTGGTCCTTCATGCCGTCCTTGATCGCGAAAGTGGTTTGGGGGCGCTTGGCCGCGCCGTTACGCGGGAGATCGCTCGAAGTCTGACTGGCCATACCTCGGCCGGTGGCGACGTTCCCGTTCTGTTGAACAGCCATGACGGTATCCTCCGAAGATTGAATTTGAGGATGCCTTTGTAGCGCCGCGAGCAATATCTCGCAACAGGGCTTTATCTAGGGCGTCGTGAGGGACTTCTTTCGGCCGCGCGTGCGACGTGCTTCGGCTTCCGCGACCCACTCGACCACATCTTTTTGCTTGGTCGGCCGAACTTGTTTCGTCTTCCCCGGCGCGGGTGATCCGCCGACGATCACGTAGCTCCGGCTCTTGGCACGCTTCGCCATGATGCTCGCCCCTACTTGCCGGTGCCGCCGGTCATGATTTCCTTGCTGTGCTTCACGTCCCACACCGCGATCTGATTGTGAAGAACGCCTTTCTGGATCGCGGCGGCTTTGCTGCGGACGTTGTGCGACACATCGAGGTAGACTTTTCCTTCGCCCTCGTGCGTCCAGCCGCCGATGTGTGCGCCGGGATGACTGAGCGCGTCGGCGTGTTGTTCGGCGTAATGCCGAATTACTTCTTGCCGGTTCGGTCCGCGCAGCGCCTTCGCGTCGAGAATCTGCGTGTGACCGGGGATCGAAACCATGAACCCGCTTTTCGGCTGGCGGCCGGTTGGCGTCACAGAGAATCCGCCGGGATTGTTGCGGATCACATCAAGCACTTTCGGACTGAGCGGAATCGGACGGCCGACTTTCTCGACGCCTTGTGCGTGCGCGCCGCGTGCGTCACTGCCATGGCCCTTCGCGTCTTTCATTATCGGCCCCGAAGTAGACGATGGATAGCCGACGCTTCGTTGCCCCCAATACGGCGACCGGCGCGATTAGACGACGCGATTGCCTGATTGACTGCGGTGGGGTTGTAGCCGTGACGGCCGCCGGGCGCGAGCGCGCCGCTCGGCGTATCACGAGCGGCATCGACACCGGATTGATGCGCCGCGCTAAAATTTTTGCCGCCTCGGCTACGATAGCTGAGGATCGTCTGCGCATCATTCATCTGATCGAGATACTTCGCTTCGGCTTGCGGGTTGTGACCTTGCATCGCCTTGGCCGCCGCGCTGGCGTCGCGCGAGATGAATTGCAACTGCGCAGTCGGCTTCATATGGAACGCATGTCCCTTGATCGGCACGGCGCGATTGCCGCCGTTGCCATCACTACCGTGACCTTTGGCGTCTTTCATCAGCCTAACTCCCAAACGTGCCGCCGACGCGCTGCCGCGCCGTCTTGCCGCTCCACTTCGCGGGCGGCGCGGAGCGACCTTCGAGTTCGTGACGCGGAACGGCCCGAGCAGCGGCGACGCCGGTTTGGTGCGCCGCGTTCCATGCGGCGTCCGTCTTGACGTTGTATTCTTTTCCGCCGGGGCCGATGTCAGCGACGCGAGAGCCTATCGGGCGATTGGTGCTGACCTTCGCCATGCCGCCGGGCTTTACGCCGAGCCAGCCGCGAATGTTGTCCACGACTTGCTGATCTTTTTGCTTTTCGGTCATGCCGCCGCGCGGACCGCTGCCGTGGCCTTGTGGGTCTTTCATGATCCGCCTCCGAGTAAATTTCTGATGCCCTGCATGAGCGCCGACGAGTGGCCCGGCCCGGTGTTGTGCAGACGTTCGCGCATCTGGGTCACGGTGCGCTGCACTTGGGTCTTGGTCTGCGGTGAAAGCTGCCGACCGGAGAAGCCCGGTCCGAGCATCGAGATGCCGATCTGCTGGCGCTTACTGAATGAGCCGCCGTCGCGTCCGTCGCTCCCATGTCCCCGAGGGTCTTTCACGGCCGCACCTTATTTGTTGTGGTACGTCGAATCGGTTTCGCCGAGCACGACATCCGCCTTGTGACGCACGGTCGCGGCTTCGGCCGGAGTGAGCGTCCCCTTGGCGAGCCCCTGCGTCGCGCGGGCTTTCGCGTCCGCCGCGTGTGCTTTGTTTTCGATGGGAAACCGGCCGCCGGGCAGCGCGAACTTCGAGGGCGCGAGCCGCTTGCGAGCCTTGGTGGTGAGCACGGCCATGGCTGCCTCCAAAATAAAAACGTCCGAGTGTAATACCCGGACGCTTCATTTCGTGCAACTAGCAATTAGTCGGGATTCGTTTCGTCCGGGCGCGTGCCGGTCGCAAAGGTGACAGCCGCCGGGGTAGACGGCTCGTATTCGCGGTCGATATCGTCGCCGGACGGCTGTGCGCTCAGGGCTGGTTCCGCGACCGAAGCCTGCGGAGGATCAGCAACGAGAGCCGCTATGTCGTCCGGCGGCAGCTTCACGAACGCGGCGACGCGTTCGATGATGGCGGTGAGGGCGGTGAGACGGGCGGCGAAATCGAGGTTCTGTTCGATCAGCGTTTGCGTGTTCGCATGGCCCATGGCGTACTCCCGCGTCAGATGATCGTGTGGAGTAGCACGCGCTTCGGCGGGGAGCAACGCGTAAATATCGCACGCCTGTTCTTGCCGGTCGAGACACCACTGCGCAAGCGCGGCGCTCGTCACACCAGCGCCGCCCTTAAGCGAATTGATATTGAACGAGGCGTGCAAGCCCATGGCCGATTTGAAGTGCAGCCACACGCCATCACGACCGACGCTGATCGTAATCCCCGCGTCCTCCGGCGGGATCGGGATCGCCTGCTTAAGTTCGGCGGGGAGCATTTTGGTCATAGCGTTTCCTGTTCGAGTTTTGCCAAGCGGCGTTTCATTTCCCGGTGCGTCCGAGATTTTCTAAGTCGAGCCGAATCATGTGATGCTCGATCCAGCACTGCAACACATCCGCTGCCGGAACGCACCACATGACGCGCCACCCAAGACGCTTCGCTGTCGCGCGGGATACCCGGCTCCGCTCCGCCAGCGCCGTCCACACGTCCGGCGCTTGGACGGTCAAGAAACCGGGCGTCGATAGGGTGGGCCTTGCACCACGCGTGAAGTTTGCTAGCAGCATCGCCATAGACTTCCATGTTGCGGGTCATGAACGCCCGCATGAGGGCGTCGCGTAGAGCTTTCGGAGCACCCGGCATTCATCACCAAAATCTCACGAGCAGTTGCACACTTGCATCATAGAAACCGAGCGGCGTCAATACTCGGTTTATCAGAAAGCAAATTATTTCCTGCCGGACGCGAGCCGCCATCACTGCGGGAAGTCCGATTTCCTCGGTGCCCGAACTTGGGTTTGAACGGGCGGTGGGATCGGAACCTCGCGTTCGACGACCGTGATAACTTCGGCAATGAGCAGCGGGTTTTTCTTGTCACCCGTGTTCGGCCGGTCGATCAGGTTTTTCGCGTGTGCGATAGCTGCCTCCGGCGTATCGAGGAACGTGCGCTCGCCATAGGGCAGGCGGCCGACCACGATGTACTTGATCGCGCGAGGGTCCGGATCGGCGGGGTCGCGGCGAATTCCAGTCTCGTATTGCGCGGTGTCCATCACGTGCTCGCCCCGGCCGTTGTAAGCTCCGGACGGAATGGCTTCACCTATGCGGCTACCGAACGCGCCTTCGAGCACGCGCTCGACGGCCGACTTGGGCTCTTGGAGAATCGCGGCAAACCGGTCCTCCATGCGGAACGACCATTCAAGCCGTCGCGTTATTTCGTTCGTAAGATTGTCGCCGAGATGGTGTTCGCGGTTGTGATCGTCGAGGCGTCTGCGCAGTTCGCGCGGGAGAGCGACATAAGTCGAAATCGATTTCTGCATGGGGACTTCCTTGGTTTCTATTTAAGTCTGCCGTTGGTTCGGCCATACTCGCAGCCGACGCGTTTGTAGACGTAGTAGTCCACACCGTAATCGCCCGCGCGCAAGCCAGCGACGCAAGCGTCTTCCCACGCCTTGACGCGGGCGCGAGCTTCCTCGGACAGCGGCTCCGGCACGTTGATGATGTGCGGCTCGGCGCTCCCCAAGTTGTCACGGAAAATAAACGAGCCGCCGCCGGGCGTCGTGAGCAGGAAATCGGCGCGAGCGAACGAGACCCACAAGACCGCGATCACGAGCACCAGCGCCGGGACCGCGTGCATCAGCACGTTGATGGCCCGCGACACGTGCCGCAGCCATAGCGGCATCGGCGCTACGTTGTCGTAATTGTAGACGAGGCGACCGTCGATCAGCGCCAGCTTGTCACGGGGGGTTGTCATGCAGCTATCTCCATCGGGATGAAGTCGTCGGCGCGGCGACACGGGGCGGCGGCACGATCCGCGATACGGCGGTCAATGTGCCGTCCCTCGTTCCACGCTTCGCCGAGTTGCAGCTTGGCCTTGCGACCCCGCGCGGCGACGAGCGCCTCCCGCTGCGAGCGGGAGATTTCGAGCGCGATCTCTGTGGCAAAATCCATCATGCCCGCAACATAGCGGACCCCGCGCTGTTGTCCAGCGCGGGGTGAGATTGTAGTTACGGAGTGGTTAACAGACAAGGTACAACTCGCGGTTCACGGCATCTAACGTCGCTTCGAGCTTCTTGGTCGCGGTCGGATTGCGGCCCGCGATCAAATCGATCTGGTCCCGGAGCCGCTTTGCTTCGGCCCGCAGCTT